TATGTTGAATATGGAAAATTCGGAACTGGTTTAGACTTTGATACTGGTACTGCTGCAGAAGCAGGGTACAAAGTTAAGTTTGGCGACTTGCAAATCAAAGGCAAGATCGAAAGCACCAATGTAGAAGATTGGAATCATAAGCTAGAAACTGAAGTACGCTACACTTTCTGGTAAACCTCTCAAAAGCCTCCGTTCTGGGGGCTTTTTCTTATCCCCTAGCAAAAAAATTTCTTGACTTTACACCCTTAATCAACTATAATTTCTAACATGGCTAAAGAAGTAACTAAAATATCCCCTGAAGGGCTGGAAATAGCGAATAGTTATTTGCAGTTCGGAAACATTCGTGCAGTAAGCGAACATTTATGCGTACCCGAAGATAAAGTAGTAGCCAATCTAAATTCCAGAGAGATTAAACGTTATGTCGATACTGTCTACTTAGACCTTGGCTATCGTAATAAAAATCAAATTGGTGCTGTATTAGATGAAATGATTGCTTCAAAACTAGAAGAAGCCCAGGAGACTGGAATCTATTCTAGCAAAGACTTAGCAGACCTTCTTCAAATGGCACACAAAATGCGCATGGATGAAATTAAAGCACAAGCTGACCTTGAAAAAGCTCAGTCAGGCAATATAAAAAACCAGACGAATGTTCAGATAAACGAAAGTATACCTTTTGGACAGGGCAACTATGGAAAGCTAATGGAGAAATTGCTAAGTGGCCCGACAAATGAGTGACCATAATAAACTAGCAGAGCTAGAAGTAAAAACGGAAACACACCTAGCTCAGTGTGAGGAGAGGTGGAAGACTAATTTTCACCGCCTAGATAATATAGATCAAAATCTTCAACGCATAGAGACTCGCACTATCGCTTTAGGTGGCGCTATCATTTTGTTTCTAGCAGGCTGTATAGTCACAGTACTAAGCACTATAGGATAAAATATGAAAACAATTATACTTAAAAGAGATTCTTATCGAGTGTACGAAGAAGGTAAGATGGTAGCAAGATTTGAAACAGAAAAAGAAGCGCAAGATTTTATAGGCGTACAAGAAGGGGTGGCCGTAAGTGGAGTGCCTTATAAAGTACCTTTAAACAATGTAAAAGCACCTTCTGCGGTGGATGATGCAGCAGAGGTAATGTCGAAACAAAAAAAGAAATAGGTGATGTATGAAAAAAGCACTAGTACTACTACTATGCTTTAGTTCATTTACGTTCGGACAAGATACTGATAGTGGTAATACCTCAGCACAAACAGGCGATTTGAATACTAATCAGCAGGGTGCAACAGTAGATAGTAATAATGAAACTACTACTAATACGAATCAGTATAATGGAGCAGGAAGCGCTAGTAAGATACCAGTAGCTAGCGCTGTAGCTCCTTCTCTAATGTCCGGAGGAAATGATAGCTGCTTAAAAAGTGTATCAGGTGGTGTGTCCACTCTGCAAATAGGAATAAGCTCAGGCAAGTACGTAACAGACGAAGAATGTGATAGACGTAAAGATGCCCAAATGCTTTTTACCTTAAATATGAAAATAGCTGCAATAACCAGAATGTGTCAAAGTGATAACATTTGGTTGGCCATGTTTGAAAGTGGGACTCCATGCCCTTTGATAGTTGGAGGAAAGGTTGTAGCGGGTAAGTCTGCTTTTGTTATGATGAAACGCAAACCCGAACTATTTGTTCGGAACTATAAGAAGAACAAGAAGTACTTCGATATTGCGTTAGGTATAAATAAGGAAACCGAGAATGGTCAAAAAGACACTAGTAATGGCAATAGCCGCAGTATCTCTGAGCGCTTCCGCTCAAACAAGTAACGGTACTTACATCCAAACTGGTGCTTTTGGGGGCTTAATAGATCCAGGCATAAACCCTCTACGTCCTGTAGGAGATTATGTAGAAATTCAAGAGATGATTGATACAGCCTCTTATATAAATACTCAAGTTTCAAACGCACAAGCAAGCGTTATTGAAATGGGTATGAATACCCCTCAAAATGCATCTTTAGCATATGATGCAGTTGTACCTGTTGCAGGTCGTACAGACTCTCATAAAATAGACTTAACAGAAGTTGCGTACTATAATCAATCTATACTTGATACTGTGAATGCGAATTATTATTCTGCGGAACATTTACTTGTACAGAACTACGAAGAAAATATGGACCAAATGGATGCAGCTATAGATATGTTTAGCGATGCAGCCACTGAGATTAGTAAAGCGGAAGCAGTATTTACAGAGGCCGTAAATGCTACAACTGATGAAGAACGTTTACAGTTACAGAACTATATTCGTGCAAATGATGTGCAAATTGATCAATCTACTGTACAAACTTTTAACCAGTCATTAGATACTATTGAAGATGCTGCTCAGGCAGCTTCTGCTTCTTTATGGGCGTCTCAGGATGCAAGTGCGCTAGCAATGATTAACTATGATGCTCAAGCAACTTTATCTAACATAACTCAGTCTACTGTTGCTTATGATGCTTGGACAGACCAGATGACAATTACTTGGGACAATGCAACTGATACTGTGCTACAGGGTATGTTCTTTAATAATGAGGGCGCTGTAAATTGGACACAAGCTACTAATGAAGTCTATGATGGGTTCTACGGGGATACGCCTCCAATTAGTGTAAATGAAATGTACTCAGCATATTCGTATGGTACTGGAGAAGCATATGCAGCTTCAGGTCCAGGATATGATATAAATGCAAAGCTGTATGACCCAGTACAACTAGCAACAGATGTTATACAAGTTCAAAACGCATCTTTAGACACAACTAATTATAACAATCAAAATGGAGCTTTAGGCAGTCCTGGACCTGATACAATGGTAACAGGGGCCATTCCTGGGGCAAGTGATGGAAACCCTGGAGAGTTTAATCCAGATCCATCACTTAGCAATTCAGGGATGCAAACAAAGCCGTTGCCGGTTATTAACCCGCAACCATAAGGAGTAAAAATGAGTTTAGAAGAGACTGAAATAAATGTGGGAGGTACTAAATTTAAAGGTGCACACATTGCCGTTGTTTTAGCTTTTGTTTCAACAATCAGTGGAGGAATCTGGGCAACCTCAGAATTCTTTTCCAGAGTTGGAGTACTAGAAGGTACAGTAGCAGAAATGCAAGAAAGCATGCCAGACTTAGAACCTTTAAAGGTAGAGCTACAGGCAATACAAACAAAAATTGAAGATAATGACTTAGGACACTTGCAGGGTAAGCTCGCAGAGTTAAGTACATTACTTACTACTATTCAAGCTCGCCAGCAAGAGGTTTTAAACGAAGCTGCAGAATCCAATGCCAAAGTAATTACAATGGAGAAAGATTGGATAGAAATACGAAACGAGTACAAAAAAATGGCAGATGTTATAAAAGGGTTTGAAGAGTCTGTCGGAAGGTTTAAAAGAGAAGTAGATGATCTTTGGAAAGGTCTAGATGCGGCATCAAGCCCATTAGGATAAATGCTATGATTAAGTACATGAAACCGAAAAAGAAGAAGAAAAAGAAAGGTAAGAAGAAGCGTGGCTACTAAACGTAAAGCCCGTAAAAAAGACTCTCGTTTAAAGCGAGCGGGAGTTTCTGGGTATAACAAGCCTAAACGTACTCCGGGTCATCCAAAGAAGTCACACATTGTCGTGGCTAAAGTAGGTAAGAAGATAAAGACTATTCGTTTCGGGCAACAAGGAGCAAGCACCGCAGGCAAGCCTAAAGCAGGCGAGTCGGAGGCTATGAAAGCAAAACGTCGTTCTTTTAAAGCTCGTCACGCTAAGAATATCGCTAAAGGTAAAATATCTGCAGCATATTGGGCGGACAAAGTAAAATGGTAAGAAAAGGGGGAAGAAGAAATGACAGAAGAAACTAAAACCTTTCATCCTGCGGACACCAATGGAGATGGGCAAGTAAGCAAACAAGAAGAGCAAATGTATCTTGAGTTTAAACGGAAAGAACTTGAAGATCAAGACGCTATGCGAGATGCGCAGAGAAACATGACCTGGTTTGCACTAGGTGGTTTGTTACTCTATCCCTTCGCTGTAGTACTGGCATCATTAGCAGGTTTAGATCAAGCTCAAGGTACATTAGGTGATATGGCACCAACATACTTTGTTGCTGTTGCTGGTATCGTTGCGGCTTTCTTTGGTTCTCAAGCACTAACATCAAAAAAGAAATAGGTAAACAAAGTGGCAGTAGAAGTAAGTAGAAAAGATATAATTACAAATGAAATAGCTGATTTATACTCACAAGATAAGTTTTTAAAATTGCCTCCAGAGCCATACTTAGATATGCTCGGCATAGAACCCTTAGAGTCTCAAATAGCTATGATAAATGCTGTGAACAACCCAAAGTATCGGTTTATAGTAGCAGCACTATCTCGTAGGCAAGGAAAAACTTACATTGCAAACATTATTGGGCAACTAGTTACCCTTATTCCTAATTGCAATGTTTTAATAATGTCCCCAAACTATTCTCTTTCTCAGATTTCTTTTGATCTACAAAGAGGCTTGATTAAGCACTTTGATTTAGAGGTCACAAAAGATAATGCAAAAGATAAAGTTATTACTCTTTCTAATGGGTCTAATGTTCGCATGGGCTCTGTCAATCAGGTCGACTCCTGTGTCGGACGAAGCTATGACCTTATCATCTTTGATGAGGCAGCTTTATCAGACGGAAGAGATGCTTTCAACGTAGCCCTTCGCCCCACCTTGGATAAACCTAACTCAAAAGCTATATTTGTTTCCACGCCTCGGGGTCGAAACAACTGGTTCTCTGAGTTTTTCTATAGAGGCTATAGCGATGAGTTTCCTGAATGGTGTTCTATTCGTGCAACGTACAAAGATAATCCTCGTATGTCAGAGACTGATATTTCAGAAGCTCGTAAGTCTATGTCAGAAGCAGAATTTAAGCAAGAGTACGAGGCCGATTTTAATACTTATGAAGGACAGATTTGGAACTTCAACTTTGAAACCCAGGTACAGGACTATAGTAGATTTGAACCCAAAAAGATGGACATCTTTGCAGGGCTTGACGTAGGCTATAGAGACCCTACTGCATTTTGTGTAATTGCATACGACTGGGAGAACGAGTGCTACCATTTATTAGATGAATACTTTGACTCGGAACGAACAACAGAGCAGCACGCAGTAGAAATACAAAGACTGATAGATAAGTGGGATATAGATTTTATTTACATAGATTCTGCAGCCGCTCAGACACGTTTTGATTTTGCTCAAAACTATGATATTAGTACTATAAACGCCAAAAAATCAGTACTTGATGGTATAGCTCACGTAGCAGGAATAGTAGATAATGACACTTTATTTGTTCATCAAGAATGTAAAGAGTCTTTAGGATGTTTAGATGCCTATCAATGGGATACAAACCCTAATCTTGCTAGAGAAAAGCCAAAACACAATATGGCATCGCACATGGCCGATGCTTTAAGATACGCACTATATTCATTTCAAACCGGTGGTGGCACATTCTAGTGCAGGTAGGAAAAATAGTGTTTGACAATAAACCTGAAACTAGTTATAATTTTGGATAAGAAAATGGAACTGAAAAGAGATTTAGTAAAATACATTCGAGATAAGGCGAAGTCGAAATACAAAAAAGGATGTGAGTGCGAGATTTGCGGAGATACTGTAAAACTTGACTTTCACCATTATAATAGCCTAACTCGACTACTTGACAAATGGGTCAAGGAAAATGATGTAGAGCGTTATCTTGTATTAGAATGGCGCGAAGAGTTTATTGATGAACATGACGCAGAGTTGTATGAGTATACCGCCACGTTATGTCACAAGCACCATCTACAACTACACTCTATTTATGGTAAAGACCCACTATTAAGCACTGCTACAAAGCAAGAGCGCTGGGTAAAAATTCAAAGAGAAAAACATGGCTTGGTATGATAAAATCCTAGGAAGAACTCAAGAAGATTTAGAGGAGAAACTAAATCCTGCTCAATTTCACTTGGGCAAAGATATTGAATCTTCACGAGAGCATACTTTTAGCTATGAAAGAGCCTACGAAGAGATAGAAGTAGTCAATCGTGGCGTAAACATGATTGTAGATGACGTATCTGAAATTCCTACTTTAGTTTCAAGAGAAAACTCTTTTAGAGGAATAGCTCCTGGAGTTAAAGCCTCTAAAGTAGAAAAATTACTTAATAAGTCCCCCAACCCTTACCAAGATATAAATAGTTTTAAACGTAATTTAATTACGGATTACTTAATTGATGGAAACATCTTTATATACTTTGACGGGGCTCATATGTATCACTTACCTGCTGCAGACGTAAAAATCCATGCTAGTAAAGATACTTATGTAGAAAAGTATACTATGAAAGATACTACGTTTAGCCCTGATGAGATTATTCACGTTAAAGAAAACTCTTTTCACTCTATCTACCGAGGAGTACCTCGATTAAAGCCTGCATTACGTACTATGATAATCGTGAAGCAGATGAGAAGTTTTCAAGATAACTTTTTTAAGAATGGAGCAGTTCCAGGATTAGTACTAAAATCTCCCAATACTCTTTCAGAGAAAATCAAAGAAAGAATGATGGTTTCCTGGCAGGCAAGATATCGACCAGATGAAGGCGGAAGACGCCCTCTTATTCTAGACGGTGGGTTAGAGCTAGATAGGTTATCTAATGTAAATTTTAAAGAGCTAGACTTTCAAACTTCTATAGAAGAAAACGAAAAAATGATTCTAAAGGCGCTTGGAATACCTCCAATTATGTTAAACTCTGGTAATAACGCCAATATTCGCCCGAATATGCGAATGTACTATCTTGAGACTGTGCTTCCTATTGTTAGAAAAATGAACTATGCTCTCGAAAGATATTTTGGTTTTGAGTTAAAAGAGGATATTACAGAAATTCCTGCACTACAACCAGAGTTGAGAGATGCATCAGGTTATTATACGGCTCTAGTAAATGGAGGGATTATTACTCCTGCAGAAGCTAGAAAAGCTCTAGGATTTGACTTCCTAGATAATACAGAAGATATAAGAGTTCCTGCTAATATTGCAGGTTCTGCGGTCAACCCTGATGAGGGTGGCCGACCAGTAGAAACTGCAGAAGGAGAAGAATAAGTGTCTGTAAGACAAAAAAAGGTAACATTAAATACTGCGTATACTCACTTTAAGGAGTACGAGCTACCTTTAGACATTGAGTATAAAAGCTATCAAAAAATTATAGGTAGAAAGGCTCTAAGTGCCCAGTCAGTAAGAACACATTTTAGAGCATGGAAATACCTTCTTCATGCTCTTAAAGGAAGTCACCCCGATTTACTTACCAAATTACAAGAACCTGTAAAACACACAGAATCTGTAATGCCAAAACAAGACCCTTTAGCTTCATTAAGGGCAAGCACCACAGAGAAATAATATGGATAAAATATTACATGTAGCCTCTACGTTCAAGTCTCATGAGAATGATGACGGTAGCGTAATGATACGAGGTATGGCAAGTACTAACCACTCTGACCGAGCAGGAGATGTAATCTCTGCTGAAGCTTGGGCAAAAGGTGGATTAGAAAACTTTAAAAATAACCCTGTAATTTTATTTAACCACGACTATGATAAACCAATTGGTCGTGCTACTGGAGTTAAAATCACAGACAATGGACTAGAGCTAGAAGCAAAAATTAGTAAATCTGCTCCTGCCTCAGTCTGTGAATTAGTTAAGGACGGTGTCCTTGGAGCCTTTTCCGTTGGTTTCAAAGTCAAGGATGCTGATTACATAAAAGAAACTGACGGATTAATGATTAAGGATGCTGAGTTGTTTGAAGTATCGGTTGTATCGGTACCATGCAATCAAGCAGCTACTTTTTCGCTAGCGAAGTCTTTTGACTCACAAGATGAGTACGAAGAATTCAAAAAAACTTTCACCAATCGTGTCGATCTACCTGGTCAGTCTCTGACCAAAGATGATTCAAAAGAATCAAACCTGGTTAGTGACGCACCTAAGCACGTAGAGCAATCTACAAATAAGGAGACGAAAATGTCGGAAGATAACACTCCCGCAATCGACTTGGAAGCATTTGCTAAGAAAGTAGCTGATGAAACTGCTGCTAAAATTGCAATGAAACAAGCCGAACAAAAAGCCGCTGATGAAGCGCAACAAAAAGCTACTGCTGACGCAGAAGCTGAAAAAACTGCTCAAGAAGAGCAAATTAAATCAACTATCCGTACTGGTATTGAAACTGGTGCAGAGAAGCTTATGGCAGATGTTCAAGCCGATATGGCAAAAGCTTCAGCTGATCAATTAGCAGAAGTTGCTGCTAAATATGAAGCTGATCTTAAAGAAAAATCAGAAGAGTTGGCCGCTATGCGTAATAGCAAAAAATCTTTCTCTGATCGTTCTGGTTCTGCTAAAGACTCTATCTCTAAATGGGGTAAAGACTTCATGCACGCTCATTTATTAGGCGTTATGACTGGTAAAGGCGTGGACACTAAGTATTCTCGAGACTTGATGGAAAAAGCTGGTCTTGACTACGCAACTAATGCCGGCGGTATTGCACAAGAAGTTTCTAGTCAAATTGAGCGAGAAATCAATCTTGAGCTTAAATTAGCACAAGCTTTCCGCGAAATCACTATTAACTCATCTACTCAAGTATTACCAATTTTAGGTGACTCAGGTCTTGCTAAGTTTGGTGTTAATGCAGTATCGGGCGGTAACTTGGATAACAATCCACAAGTTACAAATAACCAATTCAATGCTAAGCAGGTAATCTTAAAAGCTACTCGATTAGTTTCTAGTACTTTTATGGATAACAATATTGACGAAGAAACTCTTGTTAATTTAATGCCTATGCTTATTGAAGGTGTTGCACGTGCACACGCTCGTTCAGTAGATAACGCTATTCTTAATGGTACTGCTGGCGGAGACGAAGGCTTTAACGGTCTTGAAGCTCTTGCAGGTAGTAACACTGTTGTCGCTCGTGATGAGAATGCCAGTGGCGGTACTGATTTAGTATTAACAGCTGCTGAATTTTTAGCTGCTCGTCAGAAAATGGGTAAATATGGCATGGTTGCAGGCGATGTTGCTTATGTAGTTAATCAAAGCGGTTACTATGATCTTATTGCTGATTCAGGTTTTGCTGATATTACTGATGTAGGTTCGGATCTTGCTACTAAGATTACTGGTCAAGTAGGTGCAATTTATGGTTCTCCTGTAATTGTATCAGATCAGCTTGAAGCTAATGCTGATGGAGCTACTGCTGGTTACGCAGTCAATGTTAAAAACCATGTAATTCCACGTTTACGCGGTGTTTCAGTTGAGCAAGACTACGAAGTAATGAATCAACGTAACGTAATTGTTGCTAGCCAGTCTCTTGGCTTCAATCAATTAGTTGCTAATAACGGTACTACTGATGTATCTGTTGTTAAACTGATTCGTACTGACGGTTAATAGTTAATTTAACTATACTAACTTCGGGGTGGTTCGCCGCCCCCAAGTTTTTACTAATGGACTTATAAGATGGCAGACTTAATATCTTTAAATGACTACAAAGAACTCGAAGGGGTGACTAATACTCAGCACGATGCTCGTACTGAGATTATCATTGACTCTGTGAGCTCATTAGTAAAAACTTACTGTGGAAACAGTATTATAGATTTTTATAGCGCTAACAAAGTAGAGCTAGTTACTATTAAATATAGTACTGATTTTATACAATTAACAGAAAGTCCTGTTAATACTATTGTATCTGTAAAAGAAAGAGATGACGTATCAAGTGCTTATACTACTCTTGTCTCCACAGATTTTGAGCTAGAGAAAGACACTGATACTTTATATAGAGTCGCTAGTTCATCTACTAAGCATTGGCCTCAAGGAATTAATGCAGTAGAGGTTACTTATACTGCAGGGTATACTTCAACCCCCGGAGACTTAAAACTTGCAGTAGCAGATTTAGTTACTCACTACTTAAAAGGTGAGCACAAAGAGCGCAGAACTATTAGTGGCGCTACTATACAAAATCAAAAAAGTGATATAGCCTTTCCTGACCATATTAAGAGAGTGCTAGATTTATATAAGACTTACTGATGGCTAAGAAGAACCTAGAAACTTTTTTAAAGAAACTAGAAAAAGAACTAGATAAAGATAATGAATATAGAAAGCTAGTATCAGATGTAAAAGCGCATCAGTTTTATATAACAAAAGATGGTTTACTTGAACAAGCGTTATTTCAAGTAGAACAGGATGGAGTAAGTAGATCTAAAACTGCTATAAAAAAAGTTACAGATCAATATTTTAAAGATATAGTAGCAGGCTTTAAGCCTTTTGACGTAAATAAAGGCCCTAAAACTATAATTGTTTTTGATAAAAAAGTAACTGCAGATTCATTTTCTATAACGTTTCAGACAAACATGGCAGAGATAAAGAAAGTTTCTCCGCAAGGGCTATTGATGCCTGGAGGAGGCTTTCAAGCAGGAACAACTTTTAATAGTATAAAGTTTATTATTAATCCTGCTAAACAAAAGTTTCATGCCTCTATGAAAAAGATATACAAAAATAGAGGACAAAACTTAGATACATCAAAAATGCTTGACATAGGACACAGCGAAAAATCAGCTGTTTACAACAACAAAGTTAGTGATGCGCTACTTAGCTCAGGAGAGATACCTCCTTCAGCATACAATATGGAAGAGCTAGCAGCTATACTAGCATTAAAGAAAAATGACAAGACAAATGTGATTACTTGTAGTTTAGAGTCTTCTTCAAATAATAGGTCTCATGGACAGTACCTTAGTCAAAAGTCAAAACACTTTGACCAGTTAATCAAAAAAGCACTAGAGCGGTTACCTAGCTTGGCTTTGACAAAAGGATCCGATACACCTTCAGAGAGAACAGGTAAGAAAGCAGCTAAAAGTATTCTTAAAGAGTTTAAAAAAGTAAAAAGCTTAGATGTTCAAATAAAAGAAGACGATTTAAAGATTGAAGAAAAGATTACTCTTGCTCAGTTAAAGTTAAAAAGAAAGACAACAGGCAGCAAGAAAGGGACAAAAGGCAAGAAATCTAGAGGCGAAAAAACACAAGGATCTAAAGGGCCTGCGTCCGCCCCTTTACGACTTATAGCATCTTTAAACAAAAGACTACCTGAAGTAGTCCAAAAAAACATGAAGCCTCCTGCTCTTGAGTATCAAACAGGTAGATTTGCAAAAAGCGTACAAGTTACAGATGTTAGTACAACAAATAAAGGCTTTCCTAGTGTAGGATATACTTACGACAGAGAAAATTACGGTCAATTCGAGGCAAGCAGCGGAACTAGATTCGCAGACTCAGATAGAGACCCAAGAAAATTGATAGATAAATCCATAAGAGAGATAGCCAGAGGCATGGCTATAGGAAGATTTTTTACTAGGAGAACTTAATGACAGCTAGAGTATATGCAACAAAGAGAAACTCTATAGTTAGTGCCCTAGCTAGTAAATTAAAGTCTATAGATGGTACTGGAGAATTTCTTACTAACGTATATGAGAATGTAGAGCCTCGTCTATTATTTTGGGATGAGGTAACTGATTTTCCTGCTATTCATATAAATGCGGGACAAGAGACACGAGAATATCAAGGTGGTGGGTATAGAGACCGATTCTTAGCCCTTACAATTAGATGTTATGTAAACGAAGAAAATGCACAAGACGCATTATCAGCTTTAATAGAAGACGTAGAGACTGTCCTAGAGGCTAACTCTGCTTTAAGCTATAGAGACAAATTAAACGTAGAGCATTCTACACACCAAATCTCCTTGCTTAGTATTGATACTGACGAGGGAGTACTAGAACCTTTAGGCGTAGGAGAGCTACAAGTCGAGGTTCGATACTAGAAACAGCTAACACGAACAAATGTTCACGATTAGTTCTTTCAAGAAATCATAGGAGAAATAACTATGTCAGCAAATAATTTATTTTTTAGTAGAGATACGAAACTCTACATCGAGCTTATAGATAGCGCCGGGGTTGCTCAAACAGATGGTAGTGTATGGGAAATTCCAATTCTAGACGGCTATAGCTTTTCACAATCAACAAATACTTCAGAAATTACACTATCTGAAGCAGCTTCTTCTACTGGTACAAGTAGACGAGGCCGTAAAGTGTTTACTGATAACTTTGCTCCTGCAGAGTTCTCGTTTTCAACTTATGTTCGACCTGTAAAAAATCTTACAGCTAATAATGGTAGACCAGGAGACTGGGAAGCCGGTGGTGTTGGTACTAATGCAATTCACGCAGTAGAAGAAGTTTTATGGGCATTATTTACTGGCGACTCAACTTTTACAAAAAGCTCGGGCAGTGCAGCAGCATCTTGGAGCGATAGTATAACTCAAGGTGCTACAAATATGGTTGTTGACTTTTCTGCATCAAACAAGTCGCAGTTAGGTAGAGCAAACCTGTACTTTGTTATGGGCGGAGACCAGTCTATTGTTTCTACTACAAATAGTTCACAATCTAATGCAGCACAAGCAATAGTTGCAGTTGCTCAAACAGCGGGCATTAAAAAAGGCGACTATATGCGATTTGTCGGAGACGATGTTTCGACAAACTCCGGAGACAATGCAGTATTTGAAGTAGATGCTGTTTCTACAGCTAGTGGAGCCGGTAACGTTACCTTGAAATCAAATATTCCAAATGCTATTCCAAGTGGAACTACTCTAAGCTTTAGTAGCGCTCAAGTGTATAAACTTCCTGGCTCTGTTTTAAATGAAGTTGGCGTTGATTTTGACTTAGAGGGTATTGCTACTCTAAACTGGTCAGGCATGGCAGACATTATTGAAGAATCATTCTCTGCTCCAGCCGCCACAATTTATGAAGGACTTACATCTACAAGTAACTTTATTCGGAATAAAATTTCTACTCTTGCTTTGACAAGTAGTGCATCTGCTGTTCCTGCTAGTCATACTTATGATATTACACTAACTGGTGGTAATATTACAATGACGAATAACATTACTTTCCTAACCCCAGAAGAGATAGGTACTGTAAATAAACCAATCGGCCATGTTACAGGAACCCGTAGTATTACAGGTAGCTTTACTTGTTACTTAAATACTGCGGCTAGTGGTAGTGCGGATTTATTCCAGGATATCATGAGCGCAACAACTGTCGTTACTCATGATTACAGCGCAACTTTAAACATGGGAGGCACAACAGGGCCTTGCGTAGCATTTACTATGCCTCAAGCTCATGTATCTCTACCTGCAATCAACATTGAAGATGTTGTCTCAGTAGAGGTAACTTTTGATGCGTTACCTTCATCAATTCCAAATACTGATGAGATAACAATTACCTACAAAGGTGCTTAATTATTAAGCTAGCAATAGATAGGGGCTTCGGCCCCTTTCTTTGGATAAAAGAATATGGCTGAAACATTTTACTTTGGTAAAGAACTTAAAGTATACCTTGAGAATAATAGAGGCGAATTGTGGCAGATTGCTGTAACTTCAGAGCCTTCCTTTTCACAAAGTGTTAACCAAGAAACTGTTAGTACACCTTCGCTATATGCGGGAGGTACTACTAGGAATTCTTTAAATAAGTTTACAAAAAATATCAAGGTAGGATACGCACCAGGTGAGTGGTCATTCAGTACGTATGTTAGACCTTTTAATCAAGACTCGAAAGAACGTGCTGTAGAAGACGTTTTATGGGAGTCTTTTGCTCAAGGTTCTGCAACCGCATACGCAGATAGCCCAAGCTCTGTATCTGCTACACAACAAGATATAACTCTTTCTAAAGATGAACTACTAAGTTCATTTAATCTTTACTTTATATATGAAAACAATACCGGATACGTAATGAAGAATTGCGTAGTATCCTCCGCTAATACAACTGTAGATATTGGGTCTTTGGCTACAATATCATGGTCGGGGTCGGGAACAAGTTTAGAAAAGTTCGACCCACAAGATTTAGTACAGTCTGCAGATAACTCGCCACAACATAGAAGCGGCAACATTGACAGTGGAAAAATGGCTGCAATGGAAGGCAATACTGCAATATTTGCACACTCATGGGAAAACGCCCCTGATACAAATAACTACGATGGTGCTGCTCATGTGTATGTAACAAATGATGGTGGGTGTACGTGGGAGTTTCAACAGACTTTACGACCTACTGAGACGGGAGGCCATGAGTACTTCGGGGTCTCTATAGCTCTCGAAGGGGATAAACTTGTTATAGGTGCAGTCAATCGCCTGGGCGGAGACGGAGGATTCTACTACTATACTAGAGCTGCAGGAGTTTGGACTCTTGTAGCGGCTTATTCTAGTCCTGACTTTGACGAGGATAATGGTGACGATGACGGAGTCTCAGGGGACTATGATGATGATAGACTAGGTCAATCAGTAGCAATGAGCGGAGACTATTTAGTAACAGGTGTATCTGGGCACGATTCCGGAGATAGTTTAGACGATAATATTGGTGCAGCAGTTGTATGGAAGCTTGTAAACAACGCATGGGTGCAAAAGGCTATATTATATAACACAGATGGAACGGACCAGCAATACGGAAGAAGTGTGCAGATAGATGGAGACAGAATTGTTATTCCGAGCAGACAAAATCTTTATTTTTACACTACATCAGACGCGGGAGAAACTTGGTCACTAGAGCAGACTTTATTTATCTGGGCCGTCGGTAAACCAATAGCATCACAGAACGAAATATGTAAATATAACCGCCAGGGCGGAACTTATGGTACCGTCTTTCT